TTATGACACTAGACATAATCATCCCCGCCTATAACGCACACGATACGATTGACCGGGCACTCGCCTCCATTGCCATGCAACAGCTTGACCCGGAGGACGATGTACAGGTAGTCATTGTGAACGACGCCTCCCCCAACGGGAGCTACCACGATTGTGCAAAATACTGGGCAATCCAGATGCCGGTCGGAGTCATCGACAAGAAAGTGAACGCCGGATGCGGTCAGGCACGGCAGACGGGCATGGACGCAACGAACGGCGAGGCTGTGATGTTCCTCGACGCTGACGATGTTCTGGGGTCTCCCTTTGCCCTGCGTGTTCTGCTGGATGGGATGAAGCTTGGCTACGATGTGGTCATGGGCCAGTTTGTGGAGGAAACAGAACAGCGCACGATGGTGAACCACGGCGCGAACTGGGTCTGGTGTCACGGGAAGTGCTACTCCCGGAAGTTCCTGCAAGAGCATAACCTCCGTTTCAACGAAACCCGGTACAACGAGGACGTGGGCTTCAACTCCGTTATCTGCAATCTCACAGAGAATGTATTGTACATCCCACAGGTGGTGTACATCTGGGAGAACCACTCCGGCAGTACCGTCCGGGCAGACCGCGATGCCTACGCCTACGACCACGGCTGGGTTCAGTTCATCGAGAACATGGGCTGGGCTGTGCAGGAGATGGAGAAGCGAGAGATGCCGGAAGAGAAGATTGTGGACTTCATCTGTCAGGTGATCGGCAGAATCTACTGGCAGACGATGGACGCCCACGAGGCTCTGCCGAAAGCGGAGAAGAAGAACTGGTCTGCTCTTCAGGGGCTGTACGATACAGCTATTGCAAAATACGCGAATACTGGAGCGATAACCATTGAAAAACTGCGCGAGGGCTATTTCAAGGTGGCGGGAGAGACGCCGCTGGCCTCCGTGCCTTACATGACATTTGACAAGTTTCTCAAGAAACTTGGATTCAACACGGGGGTGAACTAATGACAACCGCACAGGATGTGTTCAATGCCGCGATGGGCTTGATGGATGAAGTCAACGAGCAGACCGGGGCAACGGACACTGCCGATACTCTGGAGTACAAGAACAGAACGCTCCTCATTCTGAATGTGCTGCGCGGCGAACTGTACCCCTACTCCGATACCTTTGAGGCCGAAGAAGAGAACGTCCGCCCCATCTCCATGATCATTGAGGACTTTGAGACGCCTATTGGTCTGGATGACTACATTTGCCAGAGCGTTCTTCCCTACGGCCTCGCGGCGCATCTGCTCCTTGACGAAAACCCGACCTCCGCCAGCTTCTTCAATCAGAGATACGAAGAGCTGAAAGCCCAGCTTGCGCGGGGTATGCCCCAGGGGAGCGAGGACATTGAGGATGTCTACTCTCACACCGGGGACGGCCTTGGCTACGGCTGGTTCAGTAGGTGGTGATTAAGTGGCACAGATCAGCGGAAGCATTGACGAGAAAGTCTTTCCCATCAAGGCTTTTCTCGGCTTGAATGAAAACCCGGACGGCGACACCAAGCTGAAGATGGGCGAGGCGGCAGTTGTTCGGAATTTCCGAATCACCCGTGACAAGAACCTCCAGCGCCGCCCCGGCACGAAGACCGTCCTCGACCTTGAAACCGGCAAGCCCATCAAGGGGCTGTGGGACGGTTTCATCAACGGCCACGAGTATCTGCTCGGCGCGTCTGACGGCAAGCTCTACAGATTCTGGAAAGACACGCAGGATGACCTCTCTGCCACCGAGATCGGCGCAGTGAATACCGATGATGATGTGCATATCTTCGGGTTCTCCAACATCGCCTACATCATGGACGGGCACTCCTACAAACAGTACGATGGCACGACTCTGGCGGATGTGGTGGGCTACAGACCGCTGGTGACAATCTCCGTACCACCGGCAGGCGGCGGCGAGACTCTGGAGAATGTCAACCGGCTGAACGGTATGCGGAGGATGTGGATCTCCACGACCGGCACGGACGCCACCTACGTTCTCCCGGAGAAGAACATCACCAGCATTGACTATGTGAAGAACCTCGCCACCGGCGAGGACCTGCCGACTACGGACTACACGGTGGATTTGACAGTCGCGTCTGTCACATTCAACACCACCCCGGCGCAGGCCACGAACGGCTACGAAATCGGCTGGACGGTGCCCACGACATTCCGCTCTCAGGTAACCGCCATGCGGTACTCGGAGCTGTACTCCGGGCGGCAGGATGCCAGAGTGTTCATCTACGGAGACGGCACCAACAAGTGCTTCTACTCCGGGATTGACTACAACGGCGACCCCAGAGCCGACTACTTCCCGGACCTCTACGAGATTGCGGTGGGCGACGAGAACACGCCCATCACCGCCATGATCCGCCACTACTTCAGCCTCATGTGCTACAAGTCCACTTCTGCGTGGATGATTGAGGCAACGAACTACACGCTGGCGGACAGCTCCACCATCCCGGCATTTTGGGTAGTTCCCATCAACCGGGCAATCGGAAACGCCGCCTTGGGTCAGGTGCGACTGGTGCTGAACTCCCCGTACACACTGTTTGGCAACGACCTCTACGAATGGAAGAACAACGCCTCCTACGCATCCAACCTCAATGTGGATGAACGGCAGGCAAAGCGGATCTCCGACCGGGTCTGGGCGACCATCAAGACCTTTGACGTGGAGAAGTGCTACTGCTTCGATGACAACGACGCGCAGGAGTACTACATCTGCTATGACGGCAAGGCGCTGGTCTACAACTACGCTGCCGATGCCTGGAGCTACTACACGGAGTTCCCCGTGTCCTGCATGACCTTCATGCAGAAAGAGCTGTTTGTCGGTTCCCCGGACGGCAAGCTGAAACGGGTCAGCTACGAGTACCTGAACGATGACGGTCAGGCCATTGATGCTTACTGGGAGTCCGGCTCCCTCGGCTTCGGCAAGGACTTCATGCGGAAGTACGCCGCCATGCTGTGGATTGGCATAAAGCCTGAGTCCAACAGTGAAGTGTGGGTCACGGTGCAGACCGACCGCAACAGCAAGCTTCAGGAGAAAATCGTGGAGTCCGCACTGGCGACATTCTCCAAGGCGAACTTCGCCCGGTGGAGTTTTGAGACCAACAGAAAGCCGCACATGACGCGGCTGAAAATCAAAGCGAAGAAATTCGTTTTCTATAAATTGATTTTCCAATCCTCGTCTGCTGACACCCGTGCAACTATCCTTGTGGCAGACATCAGAGTCCGCATGACGGGCTACGCGAAATAGGGAGGAAGCTATGGCTTTTACACAACTCTCAGATGACCTTAACATCATCCAGGCTTTGGATGATGAACCGAATGACGTTGGCGGACTGTCTGCCCAGGAACTGAAAGCGAAGTTTGACGAGGCCGGAAACACCATCAAGACCTATCTCAACGAGACTTTCCTCGCAGAGCTGGGCGGCGATGACGGCGCTCCGAATGTCGGCATTACCGTTATCCCGGAGATGCCCGATGTAACCAATGTGCAGGATGCACTTACCGGCATCATCCTCATGCTCCAGGATGTGACGCAGGGCGCTGTGGCGGACGGTTCCATTACGACCGCAAAGCTGGCAGAGCTGGCGGTAACCACTGCCAAACTGGCGGATGCCTGTGTTACTGCGGACAAAGTCGCCGCCGATGCCGTGACCACGGCGAAGATTGCCGGTCTCGCTGTCACTGCCGCGAAGCTGGCCGCTGACGCGGTAGAGACCGCGAAGATCAAGGACGGCGCTGTGACCACTGCAAAGCTCGGCTCCAAGGTAGTCACCGGCGACAAGATGGCAGACCTGACTATCACCACGCAGAAGCTGGTGGAGGGCGCTGTCACCACTTCCAAGATCGGCAACGGTGCTGTGAACGCAAGCAAGATTCTTGACGGTGCTGTCTCCACTCTGTACACGGCGACCATCGGCACGACCTGGACTGGAAACGCAGCCCCGTATTCTCAGGTCGTTACCGTGACCGGCCTCACGGCCACCGATACTCCGCTCGTCGATATCATCCCCGATGCAGAGACCTACGCAACGGCAGAGGCACAGATCGAAGCCTACGGGAACATCATCCGCATGGAAGCCGGGGCAAACACGCTGACGGTCTACTCCAGAGAGCAGACGGCAGTCGCAATCCCCATCCAGATTAAGGTGGTGAGAAAGTAATGGGCGAAGCCTTTATCGTCAGACGCGGCGGCACCGGCGGTATGTCTGTCAACAACGCCATCATCCATGTCAACGCCCCTCTCGGCAGCACGGTCACGTTCTCCAAGGGCGGTGTGGTCACCAAGACCATCAACCCCGGCAATTCCCATACCAACATTGACGGCAAGACGGCGGACTACTACTACGCCATCAATGCGTCCGCTTTCGGCACGTGGACTATGACCGCATCGAAGACCGGCGAGACCAGCGTGAGCGAGACCGTCACCGTCTCCGCCGCAAAAGAGTACGATGTGAATTTGCAGTACATCGTCCCGGCTGAGTACCAGGCGGTCGAGTATCTGCAAACGAACAATGGTGCCTACTTCGACAGTGGCATTGCCCTTAACGACAGCAGAACTATTCAGGTTGACACCAACATCGCTGTTGCGGTTACGAGCGGAAGCCCTTGCGTTTTCGGCGTTTCTGGGCGATATGCTGCTACTGCAAATTCGCAGTATTACCAGTGGTTTTTCAACTATTACCCGGACGGCAGTGAAACTGTCAATAATGCATACAACCCCGTAATCGGGACAAAGTATCATCTCCTTTACAACACCATCGGCGGCCTTGTTTACCTTGACGGCGTTCAAGTGGCACCGACCAGACCGAGGACTAACCCGGATGGCTATGGTGCATATACTGTTCTGGTCGCCGCTGACCGTTATGGTAGCGGTGTGCGGTCTTACGGCAGCTGGCGTTATGAGAGCTTCGTCATGAGCGACACTTCCACCGACACGATTCTCTGCGACCTGAGACCGTGCTACAGGAAAGCGGATAATGTCGCCGGGTTCTTTGACAATGTTTCCAAGAACTTCCTCACGCCGCTTGGCAATGGGCTTGTGACCGTAGGCCCGGACATTTAAGGAGGCAGACTATGGCAGTGAAAATTAAAGCCGGGACGTATTTTACGCTCCCGGTCATTATCGAGGATGACAACTTCGCAATGATCTCTGCCGTTGAGTTCGTCTTCACCCAGACTGAGAACGGCGACACCCTCAAATCCGCCTACTGGTCTAGGGACGGCGAGAGCAAGGATGCACGGCAGGACGGCACCAGCAATACCATCCTCATTACGTTTTCCCGTGATGACAGCTATCTGTTCAAGCAGAATGCCGTCTTCTACATGGACACCCGTATCCACTACTATGACAGCCCCGACAACCCGTTTACCAAGATCATTCCCTTGACCATGAACAAGACCCTGTTCAAGAGCGGCGAGGAGGTAACCTGATGGCAGTAGTAATCAAAGTTGGCGAGACTGAAGCTGTCTCCGTTGACATTGGCGAAAAAGTATACATCCAAGGCGACCCCGGCTTTTCGCCCACCATCGAGGTTGCCGACATCACCGGCGGTCATCGCCTGACCATCACGGACATCAACGGCGACAAGACCGTTGATGTGATGAACGGCGCAAAAGGCGACACCGGCGCAACTGGCAACGGCATCGAATACATCACGCTGAATGCCGACTACACCCTGACTGTTCACTACACCGATGGTACTGAGTGGACTTCCGCCTCTATCCGTGGCGAGAAGGGCGAAAAGGGAGATACCGGCGACACTGGTGCTACTGGCGCGACCGGCCCGCAAGGCCCGCAGGGTGAGAAAGGCGACACCGGCGCTACTGGTGCCCAAGGCCCCAAGGGAGATAAGGGCGACAAAGGCGACAAAGGCGACACGGGAGCCACAGGGCCTCAGGGCGAACAGGGGCCGAAGGGCGATCCCGGCGAGGTCACGCAGGCAGAGTTTGACGATCTGGCGGATGAGGTCGCTCAGCAAAAGAGCGCTATTGATGATCTGACCGCCCTGACCAACCGCAAAGCCGGGGCGCTGATCGACACGGCAAGCGGTGCTATTGCGTCGTTTTTCCCGGATGCGACTATCCCCGACCTTTTGGGCGTGAGCGTGGCGGTTGAGCCTGTACAAGACCTTCACGGCTACGAAAGCCCGTGGCCTGCGGGGGGTGGGCGGAATAAACTGCCTTATGCTACTATTGAGAGCCCACTTACAAGAAACGGAATCACTTTTGCGGTCAACCAAGATGGAAGCATAGCGGTTAACGGAACATCAACAGCATCATTCGCACAGACGTTTGTAGAGTTTGCACTACAGCCGGGTAGCTATTATTTCAATTGCGGAAATGGCTTTTCGATGCAAACTTATACATACATATATATTAGGGACGTGGATAACAGCAGAACACTCGCAGAGATAAATGCAGGCAACATTGGCATAGACAGAACGTTTTCAATTGATGCGCAAACAAATGTGAGATTCTACTTGGTCTTCGGCACATCTGATTTAGGAATCAGTGGTACGCTCTATCCTATGATCCGCCTCGCCACCGAAACCGATGACACATACGCTCCCTTTGAAAACATCTGCCCCATCTCCGGCTGGGATGCGGTGGGTATTGACAGCACTGGCGTGAATCTGTGGGATGAAGAATATCTGCTTGGCTTTTACAGTACAGCAGGAAACTTTGTGTCGAATACAAGCGGATATTTTTCAAGCAAAAATAAAATTTCTGTAAAGCCGTTAACGGAATACGCTTTTTGTATTCAAAGTGCAAGTGGAACATTTTATATTTGCCACTACGATGCGAGCGGAGGTTTTATAAGACGGATTACCTACTCCATGCAAGGCGGCTTCCGTCTTCTTCCAATTCCAGAAGATACCTATTTTATCAATTTTAGCACTGAGGCTTTTTATGGCACAACCTACAACCACGACATTAGCATCAACTACCCCGCAACAGACCACGCCTACCGCCCCTACGCTGGCAACCGCTACACCATCACTCTAGGCGACACCGTCTACGGCGCGAAGCTGACCATCGCAGAGGACGGGAGTGTAAATGCGCTGGTGGACAGGGCAAGGGTGGATTTGGGAACGCTTAATTGGAGATATCAAGCGGCATCAAGTGTATTCTATTCAGATGTTCCGGGCAAAAAAGCTGACAAACCAGTTATCTGTTCAATTTACAAGCCATCGGATTCTTACGGATTCAACGCCCTAGATTATGAAATTGCGACTGGCAGAGCTA